ACTCAAGTGTGCGGGTATTGTGTGATGAACTCAAGATTAGCCTGGAAGATGTGGAACCCCTCAACAAGCGCCACATCGTGGCAAGTGTGAAGATTTAGCCTTTGAAGCCCACAAAATATGAGAAAATTACGAAAAAGTTCTTGCATTATGGCGAGAAGACTATAAATACAAGTCATACGGCAGTATTACAAATGTAGTCTCTAAGTATTACAAGTGTAGTCAATGAGATTAACCGAAGCAATTTGCTACTTGAATAGTGAGACCGAAGAGGACTACGTCTACACTCACTATGAGCCTGAGCCTGGTGTCGATCAGGTCAAGGCAAGGTTTACGAGGGCAAGAAATGTAAAATTGCCTCTTTTTGACAGGTTGGAGAAATGAAAAGCAGCTCCCTTAAAACTGGCGAGAAATACGCTAAAGAATTGGATAAAATTAAGATGAGAATAATGTAAGTACAGTGCCGGGAAGCACTTAGAGCCTAAAATGTTTCAGCCCGTGGAATAGAATTAGGTGGTTGGAGAAATGGAAGAGGATAAGACCCTTAAAACTGGCGAGAAACCGGTCATACGAGACACTAAGGGCCATTTCCTACCCGGAAGTCGCGGGAACCCCAAAGGCAGGCCTAAAAAGAACGAGCCCTTACAGGACGCCCTGAAGGCGTACGAGGCTGAGCATGATGTATCCTTCCTAAAGACCTACTTTGAGACCGCACTGAAGGACAAGGCCACCATGCGAGACCTTGCAGGCCGCCTGTACCCTACACTTAAAGCTGTAGACGGCAGTATGGTGCTCAGTGGTCAGGTGGTCTTACTCCCCCCAATAATCAATATAGAGCCCGTTAAGGATGACAATGTCAAAGACGGACCAACTTAACGTCAATTTGACTGCCAGGCAGTCTCGAGCGTGGGTGGAACTTGACGACCCTACTGTGCGAGAGGTCTGTTATGGTGGGGCCAAGGGCGGTGGTAAGAGTTGGCTGCTTTGCGTGTGGATGTACACCAAACTAAGCCAGATTGCTGCTGATGAGCAATTAAAACCCTCAGACAATCCTCCTCATGTCGCTTGGATGGGCCGTAAGCAGGGTACGGACTTTGTAATGACCACGCTACAGACTTGGCAGGATGTTATCCCGGTCAATCGGTACGAGATCAAAAGCGCCACTGATAAGCATCCAAAACACATAGTAATAGATGGTCGTATAGCTGTAGACTTTGGCGGTTTGGACAGGCAAGAGACTATCCAGAAGTTTAACTCAGCAGAGTACATCATTATTGCCGTAGATCAGGCGGAGGAGACCACAAGGGATGATGTGGCTGTCCTGAGGGCTACAAGGCGCATGACTCTTAGTGGCCGTAAGCAGGATTACAAGGGCTTTTGGACGGCCAATCCTGCCCAGTGTTGGCTCAGGGACCAGTTTATCAATAGCACCAATCCCAAATATAAGTTCGTACCTGCCTTACCCGGCGACAATCCATATCTCCCAGAGGGATATATACAGACGCTCGAAGAAGCATTTGGGCATAGGCCCGATCTGTTACAGGCATATCTGTATGGTTCGTGGGATAGTCTTAGTGGCGCTGACCAGATAATTAAGCTGGCATGGATTGACGAGGCAAAGATTAAGGTCTTTCAGGGAGTACCAAAGAGACCTCGTTTAGTTGTGGATACAGCGAGGTTTGGTGACGATGAGACTGTAATATTCTACATGGAGACGACAGACATACTTGACCAGTTCATCATGCCTCATTGTCGGACCACTGAGATATCAGATAAGCTACTTGACATGGAGCACAAATATAAATGCCCGATTGTTGTTGAGAGTACTGGTGGAGACTTGGGTGCAGGTGTACTCGATCAGTTGGCAAAAAAGGGCGTAAGGACTGTCACATTCACACCGCAGGGCAAGACGTCTAATGACAGATACGTTAATCAACGTGCAGAGGCTTGGGGTGAGACTGGCAAGGCATTCTCGCAGGGCAAGATTAGCCTGCTTTATGCGTGTGGCTCAGAGTTCGACCGCACAAAGCTCGTCAATCAACTTACAGCGCCAACGTACAAGTTTGCTAACAGTGGGAAGACTATGGTTGCTTCTAAAGAGGAGATTAAGGCGCAAGCTGGCTGGTCTCCCGACCGTGGTGATGCGTACGTGATAGGTATATGGAGTTATACCAAGGTTCCTATGCTTGATGCGTATGTGATTGACAATGGGGACGAGGATGAGGTTGCAATGAGTTATGGTGTGCGGAGTGCGTTTGTATGAAACTAAGCAAATCAGAGCAGAAGCAATACTACGTTGATTACGTTCTCGACGCTAAGAAAGAGGCAAAGGACGCGGAGAAAGATTTGCGCGATAAGTGGGAAGAACTTTGGATGGTCTACCAGTCCAGGCAGGACAACACCGTTAAAGCTGATTGGCAGAGTAAGACGTTTGCCCCAAAGATATTCATGCAGATCGAGAAGAGTGCCGGTGAGATCAAGCGTGCTGTCATGCAGACTCGCAAGCTGTTCAAGTTCGAGTTCGATGACTTCCAGTATAAGATGGACGTCGTTAAGTTCCAGCAACAGTTGGCGGACTGTGAAGATTCCGAGCAGATGGGAGCTATCCAGAAGCACATAGTCGAGACGCGTCGAGCTATGCAGATGAAAAGGGAAGAATTAGCATTGCTCGAAGAGAAGTTCAAGCTGGACCTGAAAAAGACTAATCTTACCAACGTGTACTCGCTCATGGTTAAGAGTGCATTCTTACTTGGTATTGGCGTGCCGAAGGTTCTCTGGAGCCCCAAGATGAAGGCTGCTAAGTTCGAGCATGTAGATCGGATGAACACGTTTATCAGTCCTGAATATCATCCCTTCCAGCAGGAGAGGCCGCCATACATCATCGAGTATAAGCGGATGCCACTGGCCAGGCTGAAGAAGCTCGCTAAAGATGCAAGTAAGGCAGGTGCTAAAGGTTGGGACTTGAAGGCGATTAGGGACCTTGAAGAGGATAGTTCAGCCGCTGAATCAAAGACTAAAGAGCGAGAGCGAAAGGGCCTGAGCGGTTCGAGTAAGCACAAAAAGGAAGTGGAGATATTAGAGTTTTGGGGCGATGTGATTGATAAGGACGATACGGATGTAGAGGAGAATCTATTACTTGTAATTGTGAATGACAAGTACTTGATCCGTAAGCAGGTCAATCCGTTCAAACATGGCAAGACTCCGTATCCATTGGCGTATCCATTACCGTATCCACACAGAGGCCAGGCTGGCACGAGTCTTTCAGCGCCGTTGATAACCTTGCAGTACGCCTATAACAACGTCCTGAATATGTGGATTGACAACCTGAATTTCACTGTGAACAAGGTGTTTCAGTACGATGCAACCAACCTTGAAGACCCGAAAAGCCTAACGAATATCTATCCAGGTAAAAAGATACAGGTCAATGGCGACGTAGACGCGATTAAGGAAATAGCAATCTCCAATGTGGGCCATGAGCCTCGAATGGCTATGGAGTCCATTGACAGAGAGATGCAGGAGGGTAGCAACGTAACAGAGTTCGTGTCTGGCTTCCCAGGCAGTAAGAGTAAGACTTTAGGGGAAGTTGAGATAAAGACTGCCCAGGCTCGCGGTATGTTCGATGTGATAGCTCGTGATCTGGAGGAGAATAATCTGAAGGTTGTATTGGAAATGGCATACGATCTTTATGAGCAGTTTGCAGGCTATCCTCCTCGTGAGGGTTACTTCTCGATTAGCGTTGGCGGTGTCTCGTTACAACTATTGAGGCAGGAGCTTATTAAACAGATGCAGGAAGTGATAGCTATCGCCTTGCAATCTGAGGAGCTTCATGCAATGACGGATATCAAGGACCTTTGGAAGAAGTTCTTGAGCCTTTACAACCTCGACGACGTTTATATTGTGCCAAGTGGCATGTCTATGAATATGCGTCCGGAACAGACGCAGGCTATCGCTGGCAAGGCTGAGCAGGACGCTAAGGCCGCCGTCTCTAAAATGAGTCCGGAACAGATTAAGAAGATGGCGGGATAGTATCGTGGGTATAGAGAATAATAATGAACAAATACTACACAGCGATTTTGTCTGTGAGGATGCACAGAAAAGATATGATAAGTACATAAAGGAATGGAAGGCGCTCGAAACAACTCCGGATGGCTGGGATAAAGGTAAAGAACGGGCATGGAAGTTAACTGTATATGATTCATTGCATAACGAACGTGTACATTCTATCGCATTAAAACGTACTGCGGCGCACATGTACTCGGAAGTGCCCCCGGAATACCGGAACAAATGCTGGATAGCGAGGATTGGTCCATTCGATTTTGGCCGTACATATTATTATGTCTGGTTATACTATTTTCATGGGCAACCTGACTTGGGGCCGATGGCGACATTTATAATGAAAGAAGGTGAATTCAATGAAGACTACAGATCAACCGATGGAAAGCGATCAGACATTCAAAGATGGTTACAAGGTTGTACCGTCCCCGAAGGTCCAGACTCGCAAGGCTGATAGTCCGGCACAGATAGGCCAGCCTATGCCTATGGGTGCTAAGCGTGTATGGAACAATGTAAGGCCGCACAAGGCGATAGCGCCTGAATCGAGGGCGAAGCCTGAGCAGACGGTCCCGAAGCACACTTCGGCTCATATGGGCAGTGGTCCGGGCTATAACGACTCGACTGGGATAAAGGGTCCGGACGCCAATCTTGATTCGCTAACCCCGACGAGAAAGGCATAGTAATGGATTATCAGTTAGTGCAGAGATTCGACAAAATTGAGAAACGCTTCCAGGCCATTGAGGCAAGACTGGACAAACAGAAAGAGGTGACAGATGCCAGACCAGCAGAGCAATCCGATCAAGCACGACGAGGAGACGCAGGACCTGGAAAGAGTGGAAGCGATGGGTCAGGCGATGTTCCAGATGGTGCAGACCGAAGCGTGGCAGAAACAAATAGCGCCAAGATACACCGAACGACTCGGCCAGCTTCACGTTGAATTCCTGAAGGCCAAAACGTACGAGGACTTCGTTAGGATTCAGCAGTTGTCTTTGGCTATTCAGGGTTTGCTCGGAAAGGTTGCCGCTACGATACAGGCTGGCGAAGTTGCTTCTGACCAGTTGGCGGAGAAGAAAAGCAAATGATCGATCTGAACGCCAAAGTTGCAGAGATATTGAAAGGCAAGCCGGATTATACCGGCCAGATAACGATAGAGATTCACTGCAAGGCTGGTGAGGTTAAGGATGTGTATGTGACCGAAAGGGCAAAGGTCCACGTAACACAGTAGACAAGTAAATAAGTATAGGACAAGTTGAAAGATACCCCTGTTAGTTCTCGATGTGTGTCGGGAATTGCAGGGGTTTTTTTATTGGCTCGGACGTTTGCGGTAAGACCAGGCGTTCGACCGACAAAGGAGATTCACGATGGCAGACTACAAGCAAGGCGATACGGCCCAGGCGGCCGCAGACGCACAAGCGACCGATTACGAAACCCAATACAAGACGTTGCAGGCGGAACACGAGAAGACTGCTCGTGAGCGCGATGAGGCTGTTTCGCAGGTTGAACTATTGTCCGATTATGTGGACTGGGACAAGGTGCGTGGCGGCGATTCATCGGGTGAAAAGACTACTCAGGATGCCCCGGCCACTAAACCGGGCACGGACATTGAGGCGAGGTTGGCACAGAAGGAACGACAGGTAGACGCCAAACTCCTCGCCCTTCAATTCCGCGTAGATCATCCGGAACTGGTAGAGTACGAGAATACTCTAGTCAGTCCTGCAATCGCTCGTATCCGTAGGTTGCATCCACGAACATCGTCAGAAAAGATCGTGGAAATGGCCGTAAAGGATACTCAGGATTTTCTTGCTAAAGAGCGAGCTAAGGCCCTCGATTTGTCTAAGAAGAAGGCGAAAGAGGAAGCTGAAGTCGATGGGTTGGGTAACGATTCAGTGACATCTCCTACAGGCAGTGATACGGGCGGCGAGACACCGGACCAATATATGGCGGAGCGCCGAGCCCGTAATGAGAAACTAAGAACACCGCTTTAGGAGTAATATATTATGGGACAACAAATGTACTTAGGGGCAGACGCTCAGGGTGGTTATTTTACAAACCCCCGCCTGTCCAAGAATATGAGGCACGCGCTTGAGCCGCTGTGCAAGTTCAGGCAGTTCACCGATACCAAAGAGGCTTTTGGTAAGCACGCCGGCCAGACCGTTATCTTTAACAAGATCAGCAACATCTCAACTGCTGGCGGCACTCTGGTCGAGACGAACACAATGCCGGAGCATCAGTATTCCGCAGCGAGAGGGACTATATCCATTTCTGAGTGGGGCAATGCTGTACCGTTTACGTACAAACTGGATGCACTTAGTGAGTGGCCTGTTGACGATCCTACGCAGCACGTTCTGCGTAACGATATGG